CGTAATCGTATGACCCACCTCGCCCGCTGCCACACCATCCTCGCCAACGCGGTAGCCCCGCGCCGCGCCCTGACGGTCTCGCAGTGGGCGGACGATCACCGCATCCTGTCCGGCAAGCAATCCAGCGAGCGGGGCCTCTGGCGCACGGCGCGCAATCCGATCCTGCGCGAGATCATGGACGCCTGCTCGGCGAATTCGCGCGTGCGCGACATCGCGATCATGAAATCCTCGCAGGTAGGGGTAACGGAAGCCGTGATCAACCTGCTCGGCTACACCATGGGCCACGCCCCGTGCCCGGCGATGGTGCTGCTGCCGACCCTCGAAACCCGCGACTCCTGGAAGGTGCAGAAGCTCAACCCGCTGCTGCAGGAAACCGACGCGATCCGCCAGGTGCTGGGCGGCGTGCGCGCGCGGGATACCTCAAACCGGCAGGACCTGATCGATTTCCCCGGCGGGGTGCTGTTCCTCGCCGGCGGCAATTCGCCGAACAGCTACGCGCAGAAATCCGTGCGGCTGCTGGTGCTCGACGATCTCGACCGCTTCCCGGAGGAAGTCGGCGAGGAAGGCGACATCATCACCCTGGCCGAAGGGCGCACCAAGGCCTTTCCGCGTGCGACGCGGGTGTATATCTCGACGCCGACGGTCAAGGGCGGGCTGATCGATCGTCAGTACCAGAAGAGCGACCAGCGCCGCTACCATGTGCATTGCCCGCACTGCAACGAGCGCCAGCCGCTGGAGTGGGGCCGCAAGGACGATCCGCACGGCATCAAGTGGACCGTCGTGCCGGGCGCGGAGGAATCCGGCACGGTGACCAACGTGCGCTACGTGTGCCGCGAGTGCGGCGCCGAGATCTACGAGCACCAGAAGCCCGCCATGCTCGCCGGCGGGGTCTGGATTGCCGCGCATCCCGAGCGGGCCATGCGCGGCTACCACATCAGCGCGCTGTACGCGCCGATCGGGCTCGGCCCGAGCTGGGCGGACCTGGTGCGCGGCTGGCTGGCGGCGCAGGACAACACCGCCACGCTGCGCGCCTGGATTAACACCAACCTGGGCGAGCCCTGGGAAGAGCGCGGCGAGGAAGTCGACCCGCTGGCGATCATGACGCGGCTGGAGCCCTACGACACGGAAGCCGCGGGCGCGCGCGTGCGCAGCATCGGCATCGATGTGCAGAAGGATCGCATCGAAATATCGGTCTACGACATCGGCCTTGGCGAGGAAATGTGGGCCATCGATCACCTGATCGTGTCCGGCGACACCGCCGGGCTGGAGCCCTGGGCCGAGCTGGCGGCGGAGATCGAGGCGATCGGGCCGGACTGCGGCGGCATCGACAGCGGATACAACACCGACCAGGTGCTGGCCTTCGCCGCGCGGCGGCCGTGGCTGTTCGTGCTGAAGGGCATGGACGGCCGGGGCAAGACGCTGGTGGAATCGGACGATGAGCGCAAGCGGCGCCTGCGCAAGCGGCGCAAGAAGGGGTTTTCGCCGTTCCTGGTGGCGGACGAGGCGGCAAAGGCGCTGATTACCCAGCGCCTCAAGCTGGAGCCCGGCGCCGAGGGCATGCCGCGTGCGGGCTATCTGCACTATCCGGCCAACGAGCCGGCGTTCGACGATGAATTTTTCGCGCAGCTTACCAGCAACCGGCTGGTCGAGAAGACCCACCGCGGCAAGCTGCTGCGCGAATGGGTGCAGACGCGTGTACGCAACGAGGCTTACGACTGCTGGAAATACGCGCTGGCCGGGTTTCGGCTGGCCAAGATCGACCCGGCGCGCAAGGCCGCCGCGGCAGAACGTGCCGCCGCGGGCGGTGTGGCGCCGGTGCGGCCGATCGCGCGGCGTATCGGGCGGGTCGGCGCTACCGGAAGGCAATTTCAGTGACCAAACGACGAAAGGGCAAAAGCATGACCGAGATAATCCACTTCATCCGGCAGGAATTCGAGCGCGCCATCGCCGCCGGCAAGCCCCTCGACGTGGCCGGCACCGAGGTCGAAATAGCCGTGCGCGCCACCTTCGCCGGCGAGCGGCCCTACATCGCCGCGTATCCCAAGCAGCGCCGCGCGGTGCAGATCGCCAAGCTGAACCTCAAAACCACGCGTGAGCTGTCGGTGGCCACCGGCATCCCGGTGCGCACGGTCAGCCGGCTGCGGAGCGGCCGCTGATGGGCTCGCTGATGCGCTTCAAGCTCGACGAGTTCGTCGAACGGTTCAAGTTGCAGGCCTTCGTCGAGACCGGCACCGGGCGCGGCGATTCGCTGGCCTATGCAGCGACGCGCACGGAATTCGCCGCGATCCTCTCCTGCGAGATAGAGCCGCTGCTGGCCGCCGGCGCCGTGATCCGGTTTTCCGAAGACCCGCGCATCAGCGTGATGCGCAGCGAGTCGGGCAGCTTCATGCGCCTGGTGGCGGCCAGCGACCTGCCGCCGGCGTTCATCTTCCTCGACGCCCACTATCCGGGCGCCGGCTTCGGCTTGCGCGATTACGATCATCCGCTGCCGGAGTCCGAGCGCCTGCCGCTGGCGCGCGAGCTGGAGCACCTGGCCACGCTGCGCCCCGGCCGCGACGTGATCCTGATCGATGACCTGCGCATCTACGAGACCGGCAACTGGGAAGATGGCCCGCTGCCGGAGGGCACGCCTGGCACGCCCACGCCGGGCGGCGCCGACTGGATACGCGAGCTGTTCGCCGCCACGCACGACGCTAAGACCATCGAGCGCGACCAGGGCTATCTGCTGCTGTTGCCGAAGCCGGGCCGCTAGTCCGCGCCACTTTTTGCCTTAACTTGGCGCGCGGGCTGGGCCATCCTGTGGACATTCGATGCGGAGTCCCCAGTGGCGGCAGACATCCCCAACACCGAGCCGGGCGAATTGCGCACCGGCGACACCTGGAAGTGGACCAAGAGCCTCGCCGACTACCCGGCCAGCGCCTGGACGCTGAAATATCGCTTCAAGAACGCCGCCGGTGGCTTCGAGATCACCGCCAGTACCTCCGGCAACGACTACAGCGTCACGGTAGCGGCCGCCACCACCGCCGCCTATGCGGCCGGCCTGTATTCGTGGATGGCGTGGGTCGAAGGCGGCACGAGCGAGAAATACACCGTCGACAGCGGTGTCTGCACTCTCAATCCCGACTATCGCAGCGGCACCGCGACGGCGGCATTCGACGATCGCACGCACGCGCGCAAGGTGCTCGACGCGATCGAGGCCGTGATCGCGGGTCGCGCCAGCAAGGATCAGATGGAATACGAAATCGCCGGGCGCCGCCTGAAGCTCACGCCGATCGCGGATCTGCTGAAGCTGCGCCAGCACTACCTGGCGGAAGTCGCGGGACAGAAAGCCGCCGAAGCCATCGCCAACGGCCTCGGCACCGGCCGCCGCATTCAGTTCAGGATATGAGCGCCATGAGTGCAATTGGCGATCGCTTTCGCGCGGCCTGGCGCGCCCTGTCCGGCCGCAGCGAGGTCCGGTCCGACCCCTACGCCGGCGCCTATGGCAACGGCAGCGGTGGTTTCGCCGGCGCGCAGATCAGCCGGTTGACGTCGAGCCTGGCCGCCTGGTCCGCCTCGATAAACAGCGACAACGATGTCGCCCTGCCGGTGCTGCGCGCCCGCGCCCGCGCTTTGGCCGCCAACAACGAACACGGCAAGCGCTTCCTGAGCCTGGTGGCGACCAACGTCGTCGGCCGGCGCAATCCCAAGCTGCAGGTGCGCGCGATGCGCGACCAGCGCAACCCTGACAAGCCCACCACGCTAGACAAGTCCGCCAACGATGCCATCGAAATCCATTGGGAACGCTGGGGCAAAACAGCGGACCTTACCGGGCGGCACCGGAGCCTGTACCAACTGCTGCGCACAATCATCAAGGCCGTCGCCCGCGATGGCGAGGCGCTGGTGCGCATCGTGCGCAATCGCCGGCTGCCCTACGGCATCGCGCTGCAACTGCTGGAGGCCGATCGCCTCGACGAAACCCGCAACCTGCGGCTGGATAACGGCAACACCATCCGCCAGGGCGTCGAGATCGACGACACCGGGCGCGCGCTGGCCTACTGGATACGCAAGTCGCATCCCGGCGATTACTACGGCGCGATGGTGACGGGGTCGACCACGTTGGTCGAGCGCGTTCCGGTCGCCGACCTGTGCCATGTGTTTTTGACCGAGCGGCCCGAGCAAACCCGCGGCGTGACGTGGTTTCATGCGGTGATCCTGCGCGGCTCGATCATTCACAAGTTCGAGGAATCCGCCGTGATCGCCGCCCACATCGGCGCCAGCAAGATCGCCACGCTGGAACGCGCCGACGATGCGCCGGACGCGATCGACAGCATGGCCGATGGCAAGACCTCGGCCGGCATCTCGATGAACGTCGAGGCCGGCGAGATGTTCGAGCTTCCGCCAGGCTACAAGCTCAATTCGTGGAACCCGGACTATCCGCACCAGAATTTCGAGTCGTTCCTCAAAGCCTGCCTGCGCGGCCTGGCTGCCGGCTTCGATGTCGCCGCCCACAACCTCACCGGCGACATGAACGAGGTGAACTACAGCAGCGCGCGCATCGCCGAACTGGGCGAGCGCGAGACCTGGATGGCGTTGCAGGATTGGTTCATTGAATCGCTGGTGCAGCCGCTGTATGAGGAATGGCTGGCGCTGGCGCTGCTGACCGGGTCCATCACTTTCGATATCAGCGGCAAGGCGCTGCCGGCGGATAAGTTCGACAAGTTCAAGAGCGCCAGCCGATTCCAGGGCCGGCGCTGGTCGTGGGTCGATCCGCTGAAAGAGGCCGACGCCAATGAAAAGCAGCTTGCCAACAACCTGACCAGTCGCACGCGGCTCGCCGCGGAACAAGGGGATGAATTCGACGACATCCTCGACGAGCTGGCGCAGGAATCTGAAATGCTGCGAGCATCTAATCTCGTCGCCGTCGTGCCGAAGGCTGCGCCCGTGCCGGCCGCTTAAAGGGAAATCATCATGCCAACTTATCCTGCTGAAACATACAACGGCGAACACGCGCGGCTTGCGACGGATGCGGCGGGAAGGGTAATCGGAATCATGAAGCCAAATTCCAACACGGAATTGGCGCCGATTGTCGTTGCCGTAACCGATGCAGTGACGGGGGGCGCGAGTTATCTGAACAGCGGGGGATCACGGATTTTCGGCCTAAATCCTGGGGCAATACAAGCGGACATTGCACCGCAATTGGACATCACGGGGCTAACATGGACGGTGACACAGACTGCGGGTTCCCCGTCGGCTGCAAAGGATGCCACCAAAGTAATCGCTTCGCAGCCCGGTGTCGCTCCGCTTGTTATTCGAGGGTCAGCAAGCGCTGATGGTCAGTATGTACGCGCCACGGCTACCATCCCTGCGACGAGTTCTTCTGATCTATCTATTAGCATCCCAATCCACATCGAGGATTACACCAAGATTCAAAGCGTTCTGATTGCGTTTTCCAAGGACGGGTTTGCGACAACACAGTGGTATGCCACGCACACCGTTTCACAGGCCGGCAATCTTGACTACAACGGCGAGCAAATTCTGGGACTCAGTGAGCGCGCCGCCGCGACATCAGTGGGCTTTGTATCTGGCATGGTCTGGCAACAAACAGGTGGCGGCACTACAGCGGACAGTTTTACGTCGATCCGAATTCAAGTCGCATTCCTCAACGGTTCGGCGGGTTCTGGTGTCTGGTTCGGGAATCCAATCATCAACGGCAAAGGCCGGGCGCGGCTGTCGATCGAACTGGACGACGGCAGCAGCACAATATTTCAGAGAGTGACAGCGGCACTACCGTGGAATGCGGTGCAGTATATGTACTCAAAGGGTCTTCGCGCAACGTTCAACCTGATTTATTCTCTAATCGGAACGGCCGGGTACATCACTGCGGCCGATGTAGGGCGGCTGTTGGATATGGGGATGCATATCGGAGTGCATGGCGCCACGTCTCTTGCATCCCTGGGTAATGATGCCGCTAGGCGTGCCGATATTCTGGCGAACTACAATGGACTGCTGGGCCTCGGAGTGCCGTCGGAGATGTTGCTGGCGCATTACGCCTATCCAAATGGCGTGTATGAGCGGACTTCAACGCCGGGGGATCAAGAGATCATTACCGCAGTCCGAGAGCTTGGATTCAAGACAGCCCGCACTGCCGCGCGCCGCCAGTTTCAGCCAAACTATGCAGGCTATCACTGCCAATACACAGAGAACATACTCGGGCACTACGATGCAGGGTATGCCGGTGGAGTGGAGACGATTGCCATAGACACGGCTCGCCTGCGCTTGCTTGTGTCGTCCGGTGGTTTTGGGACGTTCCTGTTCCATCAATTCGTTGATACCACGCTATCTGACAATATCCAGATAACACTTACCGATTTCATCACATTTATTGATTTGGTATCCGGGTTTGTCCAGGCCGGAACGCTTGATGTCGTGACGCCAATGGACAATGTGGCGTACTACGGCCTTTAGGCTATGACCCTCCACGAAACCATAGCAACCCAGCGCCACTTTTTGCCTTAACTTGGCGCGGCGCATGCGCCATCCTCTCAGCCATCCTTGCGAGGCTGACAAATGTCCCTACGATTCGACCGCAGTTTCAAGATTTCCGCCCGCGCCGCGACCGATGGCGTGGTCGAAATGGCGATCTCCAGCGAGGCGCCTTACGAGCGCTGGTTCGGCATCGAGATCCTCAGCCATGACGCCAGCGCCGTCGATCTGACGCGCCTGGCGGACAACGCCCATCCGCTGCTGCTGAACCACTCTACCTCCGACCAGATCGGGGTGCTGATGGACCCAACCATCGGCGCGGACAAGATGCTGCGCTGCTCGGCGAAGTTTTCCCGCTCGGCGGGCGCGCAGGAGATCCTGCAGGACGTGCAGGATGGCATCCGCCAGCTCGTCAGCGTCGGCTATTTCGTCGACGAGATCGTCGAGCTGGAGCCCGCCCCGGACCCCGAGCTGGCCGACTATGTTGCCAGCGGCTCGCGGGCCTACAAATTCAAGCGCACCTTGTCCGGCGATGCCTTCGCCGCCGAGATGCGCACCAGACACGGCGAGCATTTCGAGCGCGGCTGCCAGGCGGCGGCACGCGACGGAACGGATGCGCCAGACACCTACCTGGTCACGCGCTGGACGCCTTTTGAGGCGTCCATCGTGCCGATCCCGGCAGATGTCACCGTAGGGATAGGCCGCTCGGCTGGCGTCGAGACCGTTCCCGCCCTTGCAGCACCGGCAGCACCCGCAGCGACCCCCTCCCCGCAGATCATCATCGTAAAGGAAACGAAAATGGACAACCCCAAGACGCCGGCCGAGTTGGAGCTTGAGCGCCGCGATGGCATCGCCGCGCTGGCCGAGCAATATGCCAAGTATCTCCACCCCAGCGACGGCCCGAATGCCGTGCGCAATGGCAAGTCGGTCGAACAGTTCAAGGACTTCATCATCAGCAAGATCGAGTCCCGCCACACCGACGCCAGCCAGATCGCCATCGGCCTGACGCCGAAGGAAATCAAGCGCTACTCGTTCGGCAAGGCCCTGGCCGCCGCGATCACCGGCGACTGGCGCGAGGCCGGCTTCGAGCGCGAGTGCTCCGAGGCGATGGGCAAAATCCTCGGCCGCGGCGCGGAAGGCTTCTACCTGCCGCCCGAGGCATTCCAGCGTGACTTCAACGTGGGCACGGGCTCGGAAGCCGGCAACCTGGTGCCGACAATGCTGCGCACCGATCTGTTCACCGATGTGCTGCGCAATGCGCTGGTCATGCCGTCGCTGGGCGCGCGCATCCTGACCGGCCTGACGGCAAACGTCGACCTGCCGCGCAAGTCGGTAACCGCGACCATCGGGTCGGCGACGGAAATCGGCAGCGCCTCCGAAACGAACCCGAACATCCAGAAGGCCACGTTGTCGCCCAAGCGCCTGTCGGCGTATGTCGAGGTGTCGAAGCAGGCTATCCTGCAATCCGCGATGGCGCTGGAGGCGATGATCCGCGACGATCTGCTGCAGGCCACTGCGGTGGTGCTCGAAAACCAGTGCATCAACGGCACCGGCACCGCGCCGCAGATGACCGGCCTGCGCTACTGGACCGGAGTCGGCACGACTACCGGTGGCACCGCCGGCGCGGCGCCCGCCTGGTCGCATATTGTCGATCTGGAGTCCGCCTGCGCGAATTCGAACGCCGAACCCGACATGCTTTCCGGCTACCTCGTGAATACCAAAACGCGGGGCAAGCTCAAGCAGACGCAGTTCGCCACCAATCTGCCATTCATCTGGCAGAACGGCCCGCAGCCGCTCAACGGCTATCGCGCCGCGGTGTCGAACAACGTGCCGAGCAACCTGACCAAGGGCAGCAGCACCACGGTCTGCTCGGCGGCGATCTTCGGCTCCGACTGGAGCATGGCGACGATCGGCCTGTTCGGCGCGCCGGACATCACGGTCGATCCCTACACCAAGGCCGACACGGGCCAGGTCAAGATCACCCTGAACCAGTTCGCCGACTTCGCGGTGCGCCAGCCGGCGGCGTTCAGCAAGATCGAAGACCTGCTCGCAGGCTGATGCAAAACGCAGCACCCGTAGCGCCTGCCCGGAGGGCGGAGCGCGCCGGCAAACCAAAGGCGGCGCCCACGCGTCCGATCGAGCCGCGGGCGCCGCCACCTATTCAAGCACCCGCCATGCCGCATTGGTGGTGGTGGACCGAAGGACAAGCATGACCTGGAGCGCGACCGCACCGCAAGGCTACGAATCGGACAAGATCCGCTTTGAGGTGCTGCCCTACCTGGCGCGCGGCGGGCTCGACATCGGCTGCGGCGCCGCAAAGGTCTGGCCGCACCTGATAGGCGTCGATTCGCGCAAGGATACGGCTTTGTTCGGCATCGAGATGCGCCCGGATATCACCGTCGGCGATGCCACGCGCTTGTCATTGTTCGCCGACCAGTCGGTGGATGCAGTGTTTTCGTCGCACACGCTGGAGCACATTGACGACTGGCACCAGGCCCTGCGCGAGTGGTGGCGCCTGGTGAAGATTGGCGGGCACCTGATCCTGTACCTGCCGCACCGCGACCTGTACCCGCAGATCGGCCAGCCTGGCGCGAACCTGGACCACAAGCACGACTTTTCGCCGGAGATGATCGTCGACTTCTGTCGGCTGGCGTTTCCGGACTGGTCGCTGGTGCAGAACCAGACCCGCGACGGTGGCAACGAGTACAGCTTCCTGCTGGTGCTGCGCAAAGAGGCGGCGCGCTTCGGCCAGGCCGAGCCGTGGTCCGCGCCAAAGCCCGCCAAGACCGCCGGCATGGTGCGCCTGGGCGGCAACGGCGATGCGCTGTG